AAAAAAGTATCAGAAAATCGGTAAATTCTATACTTATAAGTACACACCGCGAGTAGGAAAGACTCGTAAATAAAACCATAAAACAAATTAATTAATTAACTTTAAAACAAAAAGAAAATGGCATTAGACATTAACGCAATCCGTGCTAGATTAGGCAAATTGCAAAACACTCAAAAGAAAACCGATGCATTGTGGAAACCAACACCTGGTAAGCATCAAGTAAGAATCGTTCCTTACAAGTTTAATAGAGACAATCCTTTTATTGAACTTTATTTCCACTACAATATCAACAACAAAACTTATCTTTCCCCTATGTCTTTCGGTAGACCTGACCCAATTGTGGAGTTTGCAGAGAAACTAAAAAGAATGGGTGATAAAGAAGATTGGAAGGCAGCTAAGGCAATGGAACCTAAGTTGAGAACTTTCGTACCTGTCATCGTTCGTGGTGAAGAAGGTGAAGGAGTTCGTTTTTGGGGATTTGGTAAAACGGTATATCAAGAAATTCTTGGATACATTGCAGACCCTGATTATGGTGATATTACCGACCCAACTGCAGGTAGAGATTTGACCGTAGAATATGTATCTGCTGAAGATGCAGGAACTTCGTATCCAACAACTACACTTCGAGTTAAACCAAATCAAACTCCAATTTCAGAAGATTCAGCAAAGGCAAAGGCGTTCATTGATGAACAAACTGCTATTACTGAATTGTATCAAGAACTTTCTTACGATGAATTGAAGAATGTATTGGAAAGTTGGTTAGACCCTACAAAGGCAGCTCAAACTACATCAAGTGAAAAATCAGTAGCACAAGAAACACTTTCTACTACCAAGACGGTATCCCATGATATGGGTGGTTCGGTAGAAACTCCAAAAGTATCAAGTTCTTTAACTGATGTTGAAGCAGCATTTGATGATTTATTTAATTCCTAATTAAACCTTATTTATGGCAAAAAAACAAGAATTGGATTTAGCGGATATCCTTGCGGATGAGCTAAATAAATATTCCAAAGATCAGAAGGTAGCCTTCTTTCTCGATGGAGATGAAGCACCCACCAATGTTGATGGATGGGTATCTACTGGATGTGCAATGTTGGATGTTGCAATTTCTAACCGCCCTTATGGTGGATTGCCAGTAGGTAGAATTGTTGAGGTAACTGGTTTAGAACAATCAGGTAAATCATTACTATCCGCTCACCTCCTAGCTGAAACACAAAAGCTAGGTGGTGTTGCGGTATTGATTGATACTGAAACTGCAGTAAGTAGAGAATTTTTAGAAGCAATCGGTGTGGATGTTTCTAAACTACTTTATGTATCGGCAGATTCAGTAGAACAAATCTTTGATTTTACCGAAACCATCATTGAAAAAGTTAGACAAACTGATAAGAATAAGTTGGTAACTATTGTAACCGATTCGGTTGCAGCAGCATCAACTAAAACTGAATTGGCAGCTGATTATGGAAAAGATGGATATGCTACTGATAAGGCAATCATCATCTCAAAGGCGATGAGAAAAATTACCAACATGATTGGTAGACAAAAAATCCTTTTGGTTTATACTAACCAACTCAGACAGAAACTAAATGCAATGCCATTCGGTGACCCTTGGACTACTTCAGGTGGTAAAGCCCTTGCATTCCACGCATCAGTTCGTTTGAGATTGAAAGGTATGGGACAGATTAAAGTTAAGACTGGAGGACAAGATAAGATTGTGGGTATGAAAGTACGAGCACAAGTTATCAAGAATAGAATGGGCCCACCTTTGAGAGCAGCAGATTTTGATATTTTCTTTGATAGAGGTATTGATAATTATGGTTCTTGGTTGGGTGTTATGAAAGATAATAAATTAGTTAAACAAGCAGGTGCTTGGTATGCTTATATCGATACCGAAACTGGTGAAGAAGTAAAATTCCAATCAAAAGATTTTATTGAAATGATGGAAACTCGTGATGATTTACGAGAACAAATTTACAAAAAGATTTGTGAAGAAACCATCCTACAATATAAATCAGATACATTGGATATTGATAGCATGGAAATCACCGAGGGTGGTGAAGGAATGGATGATTAATTTAAAATTTGAAATAATGAATAAGAATTTAATTACAATGTTAAAAACTTCTGCAGAAGCAGATAAGGCTAAGGCTTTACTTACTTTGGATTTATTGGGAAACACCGGTGTTGGTATTGGTGACCATTCAACAACTGATTTTTACAACAATGCAGAAGATGCATTAAAAATGTTGGTGGATGCTGATGATAGATTAAAAGCAATTGATAAATATTTTTCCAAATAATGAAGGAACTCTACAAAAACATTTTGAACTCGGTTGAAATAGAACGCAACCAAAATATCGATAAACATAAGAATTCTCGAGTGTTGATTATCGATGGTCTAAACACATTTATTAGATGTTGGACATCCATTCCTACAATGAATGATAACGGTGACCATGTCGGTGGTGTAGTTGGTGTTCTAAAATCAATAGGTTACGCAATAAGACAAGTTCAACCAACAAGATGTATTGTAGTGTTCGATGGAAAAGGTGGTTCTCAGACTCGTAAAAAACAATTTGATGGGTATAAGGCACAAAGAGAAGAAAACCGTTTTAGAGTAAATCGTCAGTATACTGATTTAATGACAGTAGAAGATGAAAAAGAATCTATGAAACGGCAATTCGTCTGGTTACATGAATTATTACATTACCTTCCAGTTACATCAATGATATATGATGGAGTAGAAGCAGATGATGTAATGGCTTATATTACAACTCAATTGTTAAAAGAGGATGAGCAGGCGGTGGTAATGTCTACTGATAAGGATTTTCTCCAATTAGTAGATGATAAAACCATCGTCTGGTCACCCACCAAAAAGAAAATCTATAATAAAAAAGTTATACGAGAAGAATTTGGAATCGAATCAAAAAATCTTCTTCTATATCGTATATTAGATGGTGATGTATCGGATAATATACCAGGAGTTTATGGCTGTGGTATCAAAACAGTGATAAAAAGATTCCCTGAAATTACTGAAGATAAACAATTATCAGTAGATGATTTATTCCAACTTTGTGAAACTAAAAAAGTAGAAACTAAAGGTAAGGTAAAATTGTATAATGATATTCTTGAATCAAAAGAACAAATTCTAATGAATGAGAAATTGATGCAATTAAAAGACCCTGATATTAGTGGTATAATCAAAATGCAAGTGTTGGATAGATTTAACGAAGAAATCAAACCACTAAATAAAATTGATTTTCTAAAAATACTCCTAAAATATAAAGTTGTCAATAACTTTGGTGATGTAAATGATTGGTTAAAAGGAACATTTGGAAATATTATAACTGATTAAAAAAATGGAAATAAATTTATACGATATATTAGATGTAGCAGAAGATGCCGGTTCCCTAAAACCCGATGGTCCTGATGGTAATCCTGATTTTTATGATGATGCTATTGTTGGTATAACCGATGATGGGAGATTGGTATATTCAAAAGAAATGATGGTACAACTCCTTCATGAATTTGATGAAACCGAATATACTGAAGCAATTGATTTTTTAGGATATAATTGTTGGGGTGCGTATGTAGGAGAAATGACACCGATTTATATCAACCAATACTGGTAATGGAAATCAAAGAATACTTTAAAAAGTTTTATGGGATGACTCCTTATCTTACTATTGAGAAAGAGGAGTGGGATTGGATTAAACAAACTTGGGAAAAAGAAGAAGTTGTAGAAGCAATTTCTGATGTTCTCCATACATATCCATACCCATTACCCGATATGTCCGATGAAGATGTTCTAAAAGATTATCAAAAATTAAAAGGAACTTGGTGGAAAGATATTCTTGTAGAAGGTGATTGGTTTCCAAGAAATGGAAGAGATTCAAAGTATGATTTGAATTTTGATGGTAAACCAATGTATTTTAAAAAGATAAATACAGGAAACAAGGCATCAAATAAATTCCATATCGAAAATCGTCATAAAGTAGATTGGGTAAGAATGCCATCAGGTTTTAGAACTTGGCAAACTCCAAAAGGAATTCAAACAGTTGTTCGTGCTTTCTACTCTCTTGCAGACCATTTGGTAGATGTAAATAAAGCGAATATAATTCTTGCGGTTCAGATGAGAAAGTATGTTGCTTCTCAATTCAAACCAGTCATTGCTAAAGCATTTTATGATTACTTTAAATCCGAGAATGTATTAGATTTTTCAGCAGGGTGGGGAGACCGTTTCTGTGGGTTCTACGCAGGTGAAACTACTAAACACTATGTTGGTATAGATCCGAACCTAAGCAACCATGAGAACTACTTAAAACAAGAGAATTACTATAAGAAATACCGAACTTTCTTTGAAGAATCAAAAACTGCAACATTTATACCTCAACCGGCAGAAGATGTAGATTATTCTCAATACGAAAATTACTTCGATACTATATTTACATCTCCACCGTATTTCAATACTGAAAGGTATTCAACTGATGAAGGTCAATCGTATTTGAGATACAAACAAATTGATGCTTGGAATAAAGGATTTTTACATACCGCTTTGGATAAAATGATTCCAACTCTTAAAAAGGGTGGAATACTTGCAATCAATATCGCAGATGTTTACTCTGCACCCGATAAGGGTTATTTGGAAATTGTAAATCCAATGAATGAGTTTTTAGAATCAAAGGGATTGAAGTATAGAGGTTGTATTGGAATGCAACTCGCTGCAAGACCAAATAATGGTGGTTCGGGAACTGCCAAATCAGAATACTATTCGGATGATATGAAAGAACTCGCCGAAGAAACCAAAAATCAAGCATTTGGTGAACCTATTTGGGTATTCGAAAAATAAATTTTTAAAGGAATTTGTATATATCATACATTTTTCGTATCTTTGTAGAAAATTAATGCAATGCAAGAAGTAGATACTTTATCAAAATATGGTCAATCGTTTCAATCAAAAGTTATATCGGCTTTACTTACCGATGGTAAATTTTTAGATACTATTTCCGAAATTACAACTACGAAGTTTTTTGAGAGTGAGGCTAACAAATGGATTGTTGGTGAAGTACTTGATTATCATAAAGATTATAGAAAAACTCCAACTCTTGATGTATTCAAAGTTCAATTATCTAAAATGGATAATGATGTTTTGAAGAAAACTATTGTTGACCAATTAAAACATATTTTTACCCAAGTTGGTAATGTTGATTTAGATTACATCAAAAATGAATTTACCGATTTTTGTAAAAACCAAAATCTAAAACAAGTAATCTTACAATCAGTTGATTTACTAAAAGCAGGTTCTTATGATAGAATCAAGGAATTGGTAGATAAGGCAATGAAAGTTGGTGTAGAAAATGATTTGGGACACGATTATCTACTTGATTTTGATGAAAGGTCAACTGATGAGAAGAGAGATACCGTCCTTACCGATTGGAAACCTATAAATGATTTGATGGATGGTGGATTAGGACCAGGTGAATTGGGAGTAGTAGTTGCACCATCTGGTGTAGGTAAGACTTGGATTCTAACCGCATTGGGGGCAGCAGCAGTACGAGCAGGATTATCGGTAGTTCACTATACTATGGAATTATCCGAACACTATGTAGGTGCTAGATAC